CGTCCTGTGCTTCCCAGTTGTTGCCTTTGAACTTCATGGATGTTTCGTTCAGGTTCTCAAAGTCCTGTGCCATATCCATATAGATTGCTTTCATTGCGCCCATCTGTTGCCCCTTTTCCCAATTCGTTCGATTGGTTATGGCATTAGTGTTGCACAGGATTAGGCTGAGTCAAGCCTATTTTGATAACGAAACGGTAACAATTCTGCGTCATCCATTTGGACATCTATATCCCTGCGAACAGGGAATATGTCGTTAGCGAGGCCGCCCATAACGCTTACCGTGGACCACGAATGTCCCATCCTTCTCGACGTAAATCAGGTCAACCTGGACATTCTTGCCTATCTCTGTGACGATGGCGAAGGCTTGCTGCCAGTTGGGCATAGAAACGTATTTAGCGGCCTTTACTGACATTGCGTGTCCCACTTCAACCCCGTGGAGAACGCGCCTCACAGAGCCGTTGTAGGCCTCAGAAGAGGCACTCCTGCCAGCGCGATGCGTATGCCCCATAATGGTCGAAACGCCTGCCTTTTTGGCTTGGTTCAAAGCGCTCATTCCAGGGTTCGGATTCAACCCACCTAAGTCACCGTGGACAGCAATCCACCCACGCGCTATTGGGAAGGCTTCCTTATGAAATTGGATACCTAGTTCATCTAACTTCATGAACTTTTCAAACTTTAGTTCTGGCAAGGATAGAAAGGCAGGAATCTTCTTCATGATGACGTTGTAAAGGCGGTCCGTATGATTACTGCGAACGGAATGGGCTTCCTTGGCGTACTGAGTCAATCGCCATAACACATCAACTGTGTGGTCGCGGTCATCCGCTAGTGTCTGTTCGTACCAGCCTGGAGTATTTTCAGTCCAACGGCTTATTTGTGGGAGGTCAATCTCATCTCCGATAGTAACGACAGAATCGTGCTTAAACGCTTTTGCAAATAATTCAAAGTTTCGTACCAGGTGTGCATCTTCATAAGGGCACTGTAAATCGGGCCAAACGATAGTTCGTTTCATTCATCCTCATCGTCGTACCAGTCAGGTTCAGGAATGTTTGGATTAATTGGGTTAGGAAGTATCCATTCAGGATATGCGTTTTTCTCTACAATAATGGCAAGAGCCTGGTCAACTGGAAAGCCTGCACGGCGTAATGCACGATACATTTCATGCACACCAATAGCCCATGCGTCTAGTTTGGAATAGCCTTCATCAACTAACTTCTGAGTTGCTTTCCTTGCCATAAGAGAATTGTTACCTCTCTAATATACGGATTATTGTTTCGACACGCGCTTCAAGCGCAGTAATTTGGTCACGCATTGAACTTCCTGAATTGGGCTTTAATTCGTTTAGGTAATGCTTTACTAACCATTTGACCGACCCAATAAATGAGCCAATAACGGTCAGTGCAGCAACTGCAACACCCGCCCAATCTTGCGCTGTCATTACTTTTTAGGTGTGGCATACCCAAATACGCCTGCTAATACCGCCCAAAGGATTGCGCGGTAATCTACATCGAAATTACTTGCTGCCCATGCAGATAGAAACGCGCCTGCTGTTAGGACTAGTGGATTCTTCATGTTCATTTGTTTGCTCCTAGCATCGGGATATCGAACCAACTACCATTTGTATCGCCCTTTTTAGTAAAACTAATATGGATATGAGAATGATGAGGATTGATTCCCCGATATTTTTTAAAACGCCAAAGCGATTTTGCAGAGGCAATCTTTCCAAGGTGGATGACGTATTTAATTCGTTTATCTTTCTTGGCACATAAACGTATTTGGTCGGCAAGATAAGCACTTGAATTGGCTCGTGAGTCGAGATTCGCATCGATATCCAAAGCCCTGACGATTCCGTCAATCGGACTAGGAACGTGGTCACTAGTACCTGCTTTTTGGTGACGAGCATCGCCTATCCAGCCGTCAGATTTTCTGTCGCGGTCAGGAAACGCATCATCAATCTGCTCACGAAGTTGTTGCCCTGCTTTACAGAGTAGAGGCTTCATTACGAGCAATCATTTCATCATAGGTTGATTTAAGCATTGAGGTGTACTCCCCGTTGCCTCGGTCAATAATGGCGTGAGTCACTGTTTCACCCATTGATTGGATTTCAATAAAAGTTACATTGTTCATTTTATAGCTCCGCACTAACGCCGATATAACCTGCTGAGTTGTTATTTTGAGCCGCATAATAAGGTCTAAATTGTGTCAAACCAGATGAAGCAAGATTCAAGGTGACATTATTAGCATTTGCACCAACTTGCAAGGTTATGTTTGTGACAGCAGTAATTGCGTTATCGTCAGGACTTACACCAACGGCAGAAAAATCAACTGAAGTTGGTATTGCTCTCAAAGGAACTGGTGTGCCTAATCTAACCAAAACATTTGAAGTGCTTGTGGCAGTACCCAAAGGCGTTAAATAACCGTAATTAGATGATGCTGCTGTACCTAATGAACGATAGTAGTACCTTTGGCAAGCAGCCAATTCTCCTTGAATAGTTCCTGTTGCTGTTTGGAAGGCTGTAGCCGTTGAGCCTGCCTCTAGTTGAACACCCCAAATGTCTATGGTCTGAACTGTGTTAGCAGCAAAGCCAAAGAACAACTGCAAGAAGGATGAAGTGCCTACTGTTTTACCGCTAATAGATGGAACAGACACAGTAAATGTATAACGCGCCCAAGAAGTTGTAAGGTTTGTGCTAGTAAATCCTGAAGTAATGTTTACTGTTGCACTACCGCCTGAACCAAAGTTTTGTTGAAGGTTAGGCAAAATAGTTCTAGTCGCATCTGCTTTAGCCCAAAATGAAAGAGTTGCAGTCTGTCCTGCAAATGTGCGTACATCTTCAATTCTTTGATTAAATCCAATATAAGTTCCACCTGAACCAGCAACAGATTGATTAAAGCGAATAAAATACTCACCTTCATATCCCGCAACTGGCGCTGTGCCTGGCGTAAAGGTTTGACGGCTTACTGTTCTTGTAGAACCTGAACCATCAAATACAATGTTAAATCGGTCTGCTAAATACGCCTCATTTGCAGGATTAGAAAACGATGAGCCGCGTTGCCAGATTTCAAAATCGGAGTTCAGAATTTTGTTCTTGCCTGCAGCGTATTGTGCGCTAGTAAGCAGATTAAGTGTGCCATTAGTATCGTTAATGTCCGAAGCGGAGAACACATCTCCGTTCGCGTAAGTAGTTTTTGCTGGGAATCCGACAGCCATTAGCACACCTCTTTCATAGGGTCAATTCTAGTACATAACATCGAGTAAAGGCTCTTGTGTGGTCAAAACTGTCACCCAAGTATTTGGAGTAATGTCATGGGCAATTCCCTGGCATTGCAAGGTCTTAACAATAGTCGAACCGCCTTGCCCATCATTGGTGATTTGCATGGTGTCAAAATAGTCTAAGTCAAGGGCTGCTGTTACTCCTGCGCCATATCCCAAAGTAACCAGGTCCAAAGTAATCGAGTCAATACGGATTGTTGTTTCTTTACGACTGGTTACATAAGCGGTAGCCAAAGCCAAGGCGTTGGCATCTGTCTGCATTAACATATCAGGAGCGGTAATAGCATGCGTAAAGTAAGCGGCAATAGATGTCGCATCTGAGTAAGTCTGTGCCGTGCCACCAATTCTAGTGACTGTCGCAGAGTTCACGATAGTCTTATCATCAAAGGCAAATTGGATACCAGCGTAGTTAATATCTGTTGAGCCTGTTGCATTAGAGAACTTAGTCGGACTTGCTGATTGAGCATCCACCACATATTGACGATTCTTAAATTCTGCGTTTCCTGCTTTGTCAATATAAAAAGCACCTTGCTCGGTGAACTCAACTGTTTGAATAGCCTGGAGAACCGAGCGAGTCCCACCTGGGTCAACCTGACAGGTTGTATTACCAGTTTGAATTGAGCGCTGAGAGTTAGGCCATGAAACCATATCTAGAATCTTGTTAATGCGTGTGCCTGTATCTTGGCCAGCAGTAGCGCCTGTGACTGTTGTTACGTTTGAATTAAAGAATAATCTAAACGCATCGTAACAAACAAAATCAACAAATCCCGTTTCTTGGGAAGTTGGATATGTGTATTTGTATTCAGTAATATAACCTGAAAACATCGAATACAAAGTACCGTTATAGTTTGCTTGAATTTGAATCTTGCGTAAAGGTTGCACATCAGGATAATAGATGCTTGACGTGTTCTGTGGATTCCAATTACCTGTTGGGTCGTTGACGCGCACAACTGCTGTTGCTGAAATGTATTTATCTTGTAAGAGATTACGTTCGCGTCTAGTATTAATTTTAAGAACAGAGGCAGATACATCAACAATGTTTGGAACAACTGTGCCAAGTTCTGCAAAGCCCAATCGACCTGTACCAAGGACCATTACAGTACCAAATGACGCACCTTGGGTTAGGTTGATTTTAACAATCGGCGTTGCAGGTAATGCCATTAGTACACCGTCGAATAGTTGATTGGTGTGCCAGAAGCCTGATTATTATAAATACCCTGGGTAATGGCTGTAACAATATCTCGTTCTGTACTAATTGAACCTTGAACATTGACTGTTACATAAGTTGGTGAACCATTGCTTGCGGTGTTTATAGATGCGTTATTAAACCCAATTGAATTTTGCAGCGCTGTAATATCAGGCATTGCTAATCTTAATCTCTCACCAATTATTTCTCTTTGTGTTTCAATAGGTGTATTTGGGCCAAGAGTTAGTGCTTGCAATTGTTGAACCTGTGGCGCAATTTTTGAATACATAGAACTAATAGTTGCACGCATTTCGTCCAAACTAAAAGTACGAATCTTACCCAATTCAGCCAATAGTTTTTGCAAGGTACTTAGCCATTCTTCAAATGGATTAGGCACGCT